CGTTCCGGCACAGGATGGGCCCCGCGGCCTTGAACAGGCGCAGCTTGTCCAGGGCCGTCAATGTGCGCAGCGCGATAACCCGGCCGTCAGCAGCGGTGACGGAGACGGTCATACCCGCTTCCGCCGGCTGGCGAAGAACTCCAGCTTCTGCTTCACCGCCGCGTCACCACGCCACTGGCCGGCGTTGGCAAGGCGGAAGACCACACCATCGAACTGGTAGGTGGAGGTGGAACCGTCCGCCTCCGCGACATACTGGTATAGCGTGCCATGCTGTACCGCCCCGCCGGCGTGGTATCGTGCCTCCAGGGATGCGATGAAATCGTCCACCGCCGCGCTGCCGCGTTCCAGTTCGAAGCTGCCTTCCCAGCCCTTCGGGAGTTCGGCCGCCATGGTGGCGCCATCCAGCCTGTCCACGCGCACTGCATGCGTCACCTGCTTCGCGTCGAAGCCGGTGACATGTGCAAGGTCCACGCGGCCGAGGGGGCCAATCACCACAAGCTGGCAATCGCGCCCCACGGAAAAAATATTTGCTGCCATGTCTGGTCCCTCCTACGCTGCGATTCCGGCGGGCAGCACCTGGCGCGAAACCTGCACGCCCTGGCCGCCTTCCATGTTGACGATGAATTTCTCGTTGATCGCCTGGTAGCGCACCTGCGCGTCCGACTGCACGAACCCAAGGCCGGTGCGGCTGGCTGGGTTGTTCGACGCATCGCAGATAACAGAGAACGGCAGTGATCCATCCGCGCTGCCCAGCAGTCCCTGGCTGAGCATGTTCTGCAGGAACGCCATCTGCGTGGCGCGCACCCGGCGGAACAGGTCCAGGTTGATCACCTGGCCGACATACTGCCCCATGCCGGCGGCCAGGGTGGCGGCGATGTAGTTGGTGAGCCGCGTGTAGTTGTCGCCATTGGCGGCGCCGTTGGACGCGGAGTTATGCCCGCCGCGCACGCCCCAGAAGGCGCCGGCCGGCTGCGGACTGGCGATCACATCAATGCCGGCATTCAGCAGGACACCCAGCTCCGCCGCCGAATAGGACGACACCTGCCCGGAACCCGGCGCGCCGGAAACCTGGCTACCAATGATGCCATACAAGGGCTTGTTCAAGGCAGACTGCTCCGGCGACAGGTTCGCCAGCCGTCCGGCCACGAAGCCCTGGGGAGAGACCAGGCGGATGCTGCCGTTGGTCGTGTCCTGCCACCACAGCCAGTCCCCGAACATCAGCTTCGCGGCGTAGCTATCCAGCCCCGCAGCGTGCTTGGCGGCCACGGCGTTGGAAATACTATCCCCCGCCGGGCCGGTGAGGATCATGTAGACACCCTCCGACAGGCCGAATTCCGCCTGCGGCAGCCATTGCGCCGATGCGTCCGCATCCGCCAGCGCGGCGATGGAACAGCCCTGGCCACGCAGCGCATACATGCCGCCGCGCGGCGTGATGTCGTAGCCGAGAAGATGTGTCGCATCCACGCCGCCCGCGCCGTCGCTGCCCGCACTGCCGTCCCCCAGCACGATGCTGAACGGCTCCGGCGCCGCCACCGCGCCGCCGTCAGCCAGGCTGACCAGGCGGGATGGCCCGCGCTGCGCGCCCTGGCCGGCGTTCACCGCATTGGCCAGGGATTTCCAGAACTCGTTCCCGCTGCCGGAGATGTTGTCATACACCTCCGGCGCCAGCCCGGGCAGGCTAACGGTCAGCCGCCAGGAACCGACACGGGCGCCCACGGACAGGCTGAGCGCCACCGCATTGCCCATGCTGCCGGTATGGCGCGCGGTGAATACCGCCGTGGTGCCCGGGGCCGCATTCTGGGCCGCGGTGTCCGTGCCATCGGTGACACGCACGCAGCGAAAATTGGCCGCCCCCTGCTGCACGGCAGTCCCGACCAGCGTGCCCATGTCGTGCTTGCGCGCGACGATCGGGCCGAAATCCCGCGCATAGTCGGTCATGCTGCCGATCACCACCGGCTGCCCCGCCGGGCCCCAACTTGCCGTTCCCACCATGCCCACCACATCGGTGGGCACGCCGTTCAGAACCAGGTTCTGCGGCGGCACGATCTGCACGTACAGATCCGGCACGATCAAAGCGGTGGTATTCACGCTGCCTTGCTGAACAATGGGCATGCTTGCTCCTGTTTCCGGTGAATCGCGCAATCGCGCACGAGCCACCGCGTGTTAGTTTGTGTAGGAGATGGCGCCAAGGCTGCCGGATCCGAACAGCATCGCCGCCTGCGTCACTCGCGTCATGGTCGGGTATTCCACGCTGTAGGTCAGGTCGCGCCGGAACAGCAGGGCGTCGCGCGCATCGTCCTGGGTTGTCGTTCCCACGAAAGCCAGACGCCCCGCGGAGCCGTCCGGCAATCGGATGAACGGCCGGTCGGACAGCACCAGGTCGATCGCCGCCGCAGTGGCATCGCGCACCGCCGGGCCGGGGCAGAAGCATGCCACGCGGAAGCCATGTGCCTGTCGCCGCGTTTCGCGCCACGCGGGCCGGTCCGCCACAACGCGCGCCTCCAACCCGGCCGCGCCCGGCACGGAAAGCACCGGCCCGGCGACAACAGCCGGACGATCGCGCCGGATGCGCGCGCCAAGCACCGCCGCCACCGTGGCCGGCGTATCGCCGACCTGCGTGCGATGCGCATAGGCCCGGTGATCAACCAGCAGCCCAGCCACCTGCCCTTCCCGTGCATCGCCGGAGAACTGCACGTCCTCGCCTTCGGCATTGGCCCGCAGCGGCGCCAGCGCCGTATCGCCTACGTGCCAGGTGCCCGGATACCGGGTCGTCACGCGCAGGGTGCCATCCACCGGCAGCACGGCGACATGCACTTCGCCCACCTGCAACGCATCCTGCAGGTTCGCGGCATCCGGCCAGCCACGGTGAACACGGCATACCGGCCCGGGGCGCGACGGTGCGCTGGTGCCTTGCGGGTACAGGGCCAGTGTCACCAGGTTTACCAGCGCCAATTCCACGTCCGCCTGGTCGGCCATCAGACCCGCGCCTCCGCTACCAACAGGCGCCACCCAAGATCGGTGAGCTCGGCGGCCTGCACCGTGCCGTGTCGGCCAAGATCGTCGGATACCGTGTCATTCACGTGCAACTCGCACGGCACGCTGGCAGGCAGCATCACGACCAGGCGCGCGCCACCGGCATCGCCGGGCAGGTCGCTGTCCGCCCCCGGTGCCCGCGCAATGCCCGTCATGCTGGCCGGCCAGGATACCAGAACCTGCGCATCCCGCGCCCGATCGCCTCCGGCATAGGGGTTGGCGCCCACCAGGGCCAGCGCAGCGGGGCGAGAGACATGCACGACGCGATTGGTCTTGGCGCACAGCACGCGGCCAAGATGGGGCTGCGCGACAACGAAATACACGTCCTCCTCCTGCACCAGGTAGTCGCCCGGCCGCGTGTAGGCGGCATCGAACAAACCCTGCCACATCGGATCGCCATGGCGGGGCCGCGCGCCGTAGCCACCCGGCCGGTGAAAGGATGCGGGCAGCCGCAGAAAGCGGTTCTCCGGCGCCAGCGGCGCGGCGCTTCCGGCGGGCCGGAACGCATGCGTCGGCTGGCCGATGGCGCGGGCCGCAAGTCCCTGCGCCCGATAGACACGGTCCTGCAGCGCGTTGGTCATTCAAACAACCATCGCTACTGCCCGGCGCGACGAGAGCGACGCCGGGCCAGCGGGCACACCCAGGAAGCCGCACAACCGCTTGCACCAATCCGCGAACAGCTGTGTCCGTTCCCGCAATTCTTCCGGGTTGCGTGTCCACACCGCCGCCTGCTGCGTGTCCAGGCTGGCCGCGGTGGCCGGAATGGCGGCTTCCAGGGCGCGCAGCGTCGCCAGGTAGGTGCGCGTCACCGCCTCCTCGGAGACGGACAGGTTCAACAGCCGGTATTCCAGCGCCCCGACCGGGGGTGCATCCACCCCCAGCGCGGGATAGCCGCAGAAGCGGCGCGCGTCGGTCTTTTCAGCCTCGTTCAACGCCATGTGCCGCTCCTGCGTTTCCTAACCCGCGTGTTCCACCATCACCGCGCGCTTGAACGCGGCGTTGGATGCGGTGGGAATCACGCCCGGGTTGGTGGTGGTATCGCTCGGCGCGCAGAAGCCACCGATCCAGTACCAGCTCTGCGCGATGATCTGCTGCAGCCGGTCGATCGGCTCGCGGGTCACCATTGCCACGCCGTCGACAATGCTGACGATGGCATTGCGCGGCGCCACGTCATCCGCCGCCATGCCGGCGAAGTCGCCCTCGATCAGCGCGCCCTGGCCGCACACGATCGGCCGGCGCACGTGCACGCCGGAGAGTGACGGATGCGGCTGCACGAACGCCTCGTTGGTGGGAATGAAGCGCAGGCCCAGGAAGTCGTTCACCATGCTCTGGCGAAACAACTGGCTGGTGGAACCGGCGCCGGCGAATAGCTGACGGAAGTCGTCGTCCGCGAACAGCTGCCGGGCGGAAATCGGGTCCAGATAACAGTTGTAGGCACCGCCGATCTCCGGCACCGCGTTCATGCGCAGCTTCGCCACCGCGTCCAGCAGGCTGCCCATGTCCAGCGTGTCCGCCGCCGTCAGCGCCGCGGTGGATGCCCGCGCGGCCGGCCGGATGATCACGGAGGCATTGGCCGCCACCACCGCACTGCCGGCGGTGCCGTTGGGCACGCTGACATTGCTCGCGAAAGTCAGCACGCCGGAAATGCCGTTCGGCGCGGTGGAAACATTGGTGCCATCCACCGCCACGCCCACCAGGCTGTAGGCGTCGTTGCCCACCGTCACCGTCAGCGGGTTGGACGGGGAGACGGACGTTGGCACGCCGTTCACATGTGCGGTGTGGAAGCCGCGCACGTCATCCACCGCCACCGCCGGCCCGGCGGAGCCCAGCGTGGTGCGCACCCGCGTGTTGCCGCCGAAATAGGCGTTGAAGAGCGCGTTGCGCGCCAGTTCATCCAGGCTGCGCGCCGCCTGCTCGCCGTTGATGTAGGCGTTCTGCAGGAACTGCCCGGCAATGCCCACGCGGCTCGTCACCATGTTCAGGTCGGTGGTGGCGGCGTAGTGGTTCACGCTCAGCGTATACTGCTCCACGCCCCAGCCGCCCGGCGTCAGCCCGTTGTCCAGGTTGGTGTTGGCGGTGGCGGCCACCGGCGTGGTGACAGACGGCTTCAGCCCGGCGCGCGTCTTGGTCAGCGTCTCGCCGATGCCCACGGCCACGTCCTCGCGGTCCGCGATGGCGCGGTAGCCCAGGCGGGCGGAAAGCGCCTGCTGGAATTCGCGTTCCAGGAAGCCCTGCTGGATAATGGGTTGCAGCGCGGCGGGGAAATTGGTGATGCCCATGTGTATGGTATGTCCCTGTGTCTGTTAGAAGCGTCGCTTGAGGAGGTTCGCGCGCGCGGCGCGATATTCGGCGTCCGTCATCTCCGTGGCGTTCTTCGCCACCGGCGGCGCGGCCGGCGGCGGCGCGGCGGTGGCGGAGGAGGACGCGCCGCCGAACAGCCACGGTTTGTCCCGCCGCAGCTGCGCCATCAGCGCGCCAGCGCCTTCCACATCGCCGGCCTCGGTCAGCCTGGCGGCGGAAATGTCCAGCAGCTTCAACCCATCCAGGTCGACCATGCCGGCGCGCACCGCCTCGGCCTTCAGCTCGGCGTGAATCAGCCTGTGCTCCAGCGCATCCGCACGCGCCTGGGCCTCCGCCAGCCCTTCGGGTGGCGTTTCCGTGTTATCCATGCTGTTGGTGGTTCCCGTTACGGCGAGGCGATACGGCCGATTTCGGCGACTACGTCCTCGATGTCATACGTCGCGGCGATGCTCTGCACCGCCGTCTCCCGGCTGATATGCCCGGCGGAGGCCAGCGCGCTCAGCGTGCGCGCGTCCCGCTCACGGTCCTCGGCGCTGGTGGGATACCAGCGCGGCCATTTCAAGGTCAGCCGCGCATCGGCATCCAGCGTGGGCAGCAACGCCCCGCCCACGCGCAGCTGATACACCTGCGCGGCCTTCAGCAGCATGCGCGCCAGTTCCAGCAGCGCACCCTCGCCGTAGCTCACGCGTAGCTTGTCGGCCAGCCACACCAGGCCCTGGTTCATCAGTTCCAGGGCACGGCCTGACTGGGCGGCGGAGAGGCGGTCCGCGGATGCGCGGTTGCCATGAACCGATTCCAGCGCGAACTCACGCAGGGTGCGGACATACTCGATAACGGCGGCCGATGCGGTGCCGCCGATCTCCAGCAGCTTGGCGTCGCCCTTCTCGGAAACAACCAGCGCATTCCCCGCACTCCTGATGATCTCGCCGTCCAGCGCCGCCGGTTCCTTGATCAACAAGGTCGGGTCGGACGCGTATTTCAGCCCCCGCCCGGCCTGGGAGAGCTGGTAGTCGATCTCGATGGCGGTCTCGA